TGAGTTTTCTCCCGCCGGACAGCGGCGCCCCACAAGGAATCGAACCTTGCGAAAACTACAGGGCGAAAACCAAAAACTTGGACGTCACCAGACGTTTTAAATGCGCAGAACTACAGCCACGCGACTATGTGGCCGCCCCCACGTCAATTGCCTTCCACAGGCCTTTAGTGACTGCCGAACCGAGACGTGCCCAAGGAGCAAGCTGCACACGCGTGCCAATCGGCGGTGGGTGGCCCACCAAGAACAGGAGCTGGGGGAAACAGCACGCTTCTCCATCAACCGAAACGCATGCAGCGCAATCACCGTACCTGTGCGCGTGTAACCACACACTCGCCCGCACGCGGACTCAGGCGAGCACAACACAAACAAATACCCAAGGACGCGGCTACATCCTATGGCTTAAGAGCCCCGCACGGCCGGAAACCTGCAACACAGAAGACCGGCCGCAAGGGGCACCGGGTAACTTTACCTGCCCCCCCCGGAACAGGCACCCTTGGCAGGGTGGAGGCCGAAGCTTTGTTTTAGGTGAGGCATCTACGGCTATCTCTCACCGCCAGGGGTCAACCTGGACACCGCCTCGAAAGCTCACCCAACGCGTCATCATCATCACCACCGTTCCCATAAAAGAAAATGGAACCGGAGGCGATGCCAGGGGCCTCAATAACACGGACGTACCCGTCAGCGTCATCAGCATCGGAGCAAATAGCAGCCAGGTCAAAATCACTAAGACCAGACGGCTGCTGAACTCCTGCTAACGAAGCACGGGTAGGGTACATCACTTCACCACCCGGCAACCAACTTGCCGTGGCGGACCGGCCCCAAGGAGTAGAAGTCACGAAGGAGGCGTAGTCGGGGTCAGCGACCCTGTACTCACCACCGTACCGTACAGGTCCTGAACGCAAAACAGCCGAGACGGTATCCTCCAACCTAGTCCCGGCAACACGCGGGTCACGGGAAACGTCACCCCGCACACCAATAGCCTTAGTTCGCGTCTGCTGCCCGCTATAATTGGAAGGCTCGGGCGCAAACGTCTCCTTCCCGGCGGAGACAAAACGCACACGCGAATGAGGTTGCAGTACTTTTGGCGCTCCACGGAGCACCGAACGCCTGCGGAAGCAGTTCCCAAACTTGCGGCGAAGCTCGGTAAGGCAGCGTCGACCCACGGGCAACCGGTCAACGCGCACCTTAAACCCCCGAGCAACAAGGACTGCATACACAGGGACTCCCACTGAATACTGCTTTCGAAAGGTAGCGAAGTTTGGGCACCAAACGCTACCACAGAAAAAGTCTACGCGCGACGACTCAGCAACGTAAAGAACGCTGACTGAACGAAGCACTGAAACAAAATCCGACGTCGGGGAGCCGATCAGATCGACTGTTTTCTCGGTTTTCTTCGTTGGCCGTCTGCTGCTCGAAGGAGCTGCCGTTGCCCGAAAACCGAGACCGTGCTTGTTCAGTTTAACCTGAGACATGACACGGACGTTTTTATCTTACGATGGTACGCTAACCGCAAAATCAGAGCCTTTTCTGTTTTTTGCT